TCCGTAAGATGTTGGAGAACCGACAAACGACGAATACGAACCCATTGTAGTTCCAGAATTTTCTAATTCTGCTCTTATTGGTTTAACTACATTAATATTTGGTTGTTTCTTACCAACTTCGGTATACTCTCTGCACATTTTATCACTATTTACAAATAATTCAACGTTGTGATCTTTGCACTTTTTGAGGGCCATCATGGTTTCACATCGTTCAATTGCCAATTCATTTGATTTCTCAAGCGAAGCATGGTATATAGTTTCAAAAATTAATTTGTTTACTTCTTTGGATTCGTCGCTACAAAATGGGAGGTCCATCATTGCAAATACATCAGCAAGTCCCTGAATTCCAATTCCAATTGGACGATGTAAAAAATTGCTTCTTTGTGTTTTGTCCGTAGGATAATAATTTACATCGATAATTTTATTAAGATTATTTGCAACAACTTTTGTTACTTCATGTAATTTCTTATAATCAAATGTTTTATCCTCTTTTACAAACTTACTCAAACCGATACTTGCAAGATTACAAACAGCCGTCTCATCTTTATTGCTGTATTCAATAATTTCAGTACACAAATTAGATGATTTAATGACACCCAAGTTCTTTTGATTGCTCTTCTCGTTTGCGTGATCTTTATAAAGTAAATATGGTGTTCCTGTTTCCATTTGAGAATCTAAGATTTGATACCATAACGTTCTCGCGTTAATCTTTTTACTTTGTTTATTCTCGCTCTCATATTTATTATACAACATCTTAAACTTGTCGCCATAACAATCCGCAAGTCCCGGACATTTATCCGGACAGAATAAGCACCAATCTTCGTTTGCCGTTATTTTTTCCATAAAAAGAGACGGAATCCACAGCGCATAAAACAAATCTCTTGCTCTTTGCTCCTCATCGCCATGATTTTTCTTTAATTCAAGAAACTCCTCTATATCACTGTGCCATGGTTCAAGATATATCGCAAAAGAACCGTTGCGTTTTCCACCACCCTGATCAACATACCTGGCAGTTTTATTATAAACTTGTAACATCGGAACAATACCATTTGAAGTGCCGTTTGTTCCACGAATGTGGCTTCCCTGACCCCTCACATTATGAATATGCAAGCCAATTCCACCCGCCCATTTTGAAATTTTAGCACAATCTTTTAAAGTATCATAAATACCGTCAATGCTATCATCTTCCATTGATAAAAGGTAGCAAGAACTCAGTTGTGGTCTGGGTGTGCCTGCATTATAAAGGGTTGGTGTCGCGTGTGTAAAATATTTTTGGGACATTAAATCATATGTTTCTTTTACTAAATCCATATTATCACCGTGAATGCCCAAAGCAACGCGCAACCACATATGTTGTGGTCGTTCCATAATTTTACCATCTATTTTCATTAAATAAGCGCGCTCCAACGTTTTAAATCCAAAATAATCAATTTCATAATCTCTCTGATAATCGATAATATTATTTAAGTAATCTTTATTTTTTTCTACTGTATTAAACAAATCCTCATGAATCAGAGGAACAATTACCCCATGAATGTCTTTAAAATTATATAATTTGTTAACAACATCTGAAAACACTTCGCTTGTATTCTTATGGCTATTTGATATAATAATTCTACTTGCTAAAATTCCATAATCATAATGTTTAGTACATAGGGAAGCACATTGTTGTGCGGTCAATTCATCTAACACAGTTGTAGGTATGTTGGGATATATTTGATCTATCACATCCATAACTAACTGGCTATAATTTAATTTTAGCTCAGGTTTAATGTTAATACTTAGGTTTTTTACACGATTCAATATTTTATCAAACGATATATCTTCATAACCACCGTTCCTTTTAATAACCTTCATATCATCATCAGCAGACATTATATATAGATATTTACATAATTTTAAGTAGTTGTTAATAAATAATAATGAATCACGAATTATTAAGAATAATTTCAATTCTATTTTCTAAAAATTTTAAAAAAATAACAAAAAATCTTTCATTTTAAGAATTTTGACTTTTGAAAAATAAAAAAAAGTGATTTTCCTACATTATGGTAAAAAAAACATTTGTTGACTAAATAAAACCTATCTACATAAAATTTTGAACAAATTAATCCCAATAATTTTGCTATTTTTTGGAGAGTTTTTTGTTATCCTATTTTAAGAGAAAATGATAAAAAAAACTCTCCAAAACTCTCCAAAAATATGGGTTTGTGAGTATTGTCATTATAAGGCTAACAGAATTAGCGATTTAAATAAACACTTTAACACGAAAAAACACGTTTTTAACACAATGGTAAAAAATGGTAACAAAAACTCTCCAAAAAATTATGTTTGCATTTGTGGTAATGTTTATAAATATCAATCAGGATATTGTCGCCACAAGAAAAAATGTATCCAATTTATTGAGAATAAAAATATTATTGAGAATAAAAATATTATTGAGAATAAAAATATTATTGAGAATAAAAATATTATTGAGAATAAAAATATTATTGATTTGTTACAAGACGCAATGACACAAAATAAAATATTGCAAGAACAAATGATAAATATGCAAAATAATAACGAAGAGGCAATAAAAGAACAAAATAAAATATTACAAGATATAATACCTAAGATTGGCAGTAATAATAATTATATCAATATACAAATGTTTTTAAATAAGGAGTGTGCACAAGCAATGTCCATACAAAATTTTGCAAATAAGTTATTAATTACTATGGATGATTTAACAAAAAATAAATATGAATGTATATCTAACGTTGTATTGAAAAACTTAAAACCATTATCCATAAAGGAAAGGCCGTTTCATTGTACCAATTTTAAAAATAAGGAGTGGTTTGTTAAAGATGATAATCAAGGATGGGAAGAAGATAATGGAGAGAAATTATTAAAAAATACCGAAGCAGGTATTCAAAAAAAATGGTCCAATGAATTTGAAAAATTATATCCCCAATGGATAAATAATGAAAAATTAAAAGATAAATATATTAAAATTGCTGGAAATACAAGTTCAAAATTATTAGAAAAGAATAAAAATATATTATTAAATGAGTTAGCGAATGAAACACTACTTAAAAAACTTGTTTAATTGCACATTTTGCTATTTATATAAAGATTCATTAAATATTATTTACTTCGGGAAAAATACACTTGGGTCATTTGTATGTGTATCTATAAATGTGTCATAACTTATCATGTTTAATTTAATCTGAGTATATTTACACCCCCAATCTTTTAATTGTTTATGTAATAAGAGAGAACAACATTTGTTAGTTTTATGTTCTCTCTGTGAATTATAGTAGATTATATTTCCGTTATCAAATAAATTATTAATAAAAGCAATTCGTTCATAATTAGGTTCTGAGTTTTCATAATCGGTTTCATTAGTTTTGCAAATTACATCGTCTATTCCAAAATAATACATCATATATTTATTATTGTATTATAATTATTGTTTTATATTTAAATATAATATATAAAAAAATTAAATTATATATTATTTATTATAAGGTTGCGTTATAATATTAAAAATATTTTTTGTTTCAATATTTGTTTCAATATTTGTTTCAATATTTGTTATTATACTATTATTGGATATATCATTTTGAGGTTTAGTTTTTATTATATTAATTTTATCGAATAAACATATTCCCTTGCCAATACCAATATCATCGCCAAAAGCCTGTTTATTTTGTTTCTTTTTATCTGTTTTTGGCTTCCGATTGGGCTCTCGATGTTTAAATCCCTCAACCTTCTCTCTTTCTATAGTATCCCAAATACTTTTAAATTTTGGTAATACCAAATTAAACCATAATTTATTACGCAAAACCAAGACGCAACTAATTATTTCTAATTTCCAATATATATTTTTTCTCCATGTCATAATATCATATTTATTCATCATTTCAGATTCCCATATATTAAAATCTTTCTCATTTATATTTAGTGGTGCGTATTCATAGCAAGGATTACCATTTTTAAGAAAGTATAACATTATTCCTTTCTGTTTTCCTTCACCGGATACATTAAAACTACCATCTGCTTTAAATTCGTCATAATCTTCATATTCAATAAATTTTGTTTCTAAAAAGTCACATTCGTTTAATTGACAAACTTCCATTTGCATTTGCATCTGTATCCAATACTCATATTTTGGATTACCATTAATTTCTCGATTAACTATATTTTTAACCTCGACCATTCTACCAAACAAATTAGAAGTTTCGTCGGTTACAATACCGTCTGGGGAAGCAGCAAGAAATTTATATCTTTGATGAGGTATACACCCAAAATCCGAGACCTTTGTTTTATATTTGGCCTCGTACCACTCGATTGATACCGGTTCATATTTTTGTCCCCAATGCATCGGCGATTCAGTATTAACATTGCTGAATTTATTTACATCAATATCATTGCATTTCTCATATATTATTTCATTTTGGGCCCGCTGTGTTCCAAAAACCTTCCATATATTACTTGCTGTCAAAACTTCATGGCGAAACTTATACCATTCTTCCGTTCTTTGTTCTGGTTGTGGTATATTTTTAAGATAATCTAATTTTATTTTCATGTTTTTAAAATTAGGTTTAATTCTTATATGCGTATTAATATATGATCTTCTTGGAGATACGTGATTATAAAATATGGATAGTGAAATATTAATAGCACGTTCTATTATTTTATGAATATCTATATTTTTTCCATCATAAATATTATGAACTTGTAGATATATATTATCCCTCAAATTGTCTTTTAATTTCTCTTCAAACTTTGGATTAGCATATATATCGGGATCATAAGATATAATTTCATAAATTAATGAACCGGACAACTCAATAATACTCATTAGATCTTCATTTGATATATTATCTTTGTTATCTACTTCGTGTATTTTATTAGTTAATTTGTTCATTTATATAAGTATATGTATATTTATTATAAGTATAATCCTTTAATATTTATCAATTTTTATCTTTATCTTTTTTCTTCTTTTTTTTTAATTTAGGTTTATTATGAGAGGGTAATGATTTAATAGTAGAATTTTTCTTATCATTTCTTTTTAAGGTATATTTGTTTGTATTACTATTAAAAACTAAACTTGGTATATCTTTTATAAAACACTCTTCTTTATCATAAATAACATCTTTAACACTGGTTAACCTTTTTCTATCCAACGAATCTGTTAAATACACCTTTAACGAGTGTATATTTGTATCATTTAATTTTTTATTCTCAGATAACATATCAACGTATAAATTTAATTTTATTATTTTTTCTGTTTTCCCCAATTTAGTCCATGCTTCTTTTTTACTGTTTGATGTTTCATTGTGTAAAATTAAATTCATATTATCATTCTTATCATTCTTATCATTCTTATCATTCTTATCATTCTTATCATTCTTATCATTCTTATCATTCTTATCATTTTTATCATTATGGTCATTATTGTCATTCTTATCATTATGGTCATTATTGTCATTCTTATCAAGAATGTTATTTATATTATCATTATTCATTATATATTAATATAGTTTAAAGTTTAATACAGTTTAATAAAGTATTATATTAAAATTATATATCAAAGTTATATATTATAA